CGAGTATTTGGAACAAAGTTTTTAGTTGTTTCTGCCGCAAATGTAACCGTGCTCATAATGAAATCCCTAAGTTGTTTATGCTAATACTATACCACTACTATTCTAACAGCGCCCGCTGCCGTGCGGTATATGTCGTTCACTGCTAAGCCGCCCGATACTGCCGCTGCGTTGTCTGCGTAAACCGGCAATGATGTAAAATCGATTTTCGAGCAATCAACGCTCGGGTGTGTTGAGGATACGCTAGCCATTATATGTTCGCCTCTAGTACGAATGCGCCTAGCCCGTCGGTTACATAGAACACCGACCCTTGACGCGAGAATTTATAATCTTGGTTTCTGTCTGGCGTGCCGAATACTACGGTATCAGTACCCACAACAATACTCATAGTGCGGATATTCCCCCAGCTAGACTTAAAATCACCGACAGTAAACTTGTCAACATCATCAGTAATTGTTGCCACGACTGCGCCCGCAGTTGTATCAACTAGATAGCTTCCTCCGTCACTGATAACAAAGCCTGCAATCTTCTTGTTTGGCCAGCTATCTTTAACCGGGAGCACTCGCCAGTTAGTTGTATCTGCGTCATCCCAAACAATCTTGACGCGGCGGCCTTCCTCAACGATATAGCTTGATTGGCCTTCTATTGTGTAGCCCGTGATTTGTACCGTACCCTCGCCGCCAACGCCCTCAGCTTCAAACGAGTTGCCTTGCTGCCATAGAGCGGGATCAGTATCAAAGTGAAAGGTTGCTGTTGTTTCAAATAGCAATACACGAGTCTTGTTTGTATCCCAATCATTCGGGGTTGTCAGGGTTACGTTGCCGGTTATATTTCTTGGCGTGCGGAATACGTCGCGCAAATCAGCAATGGGGAAAACATCGAAGTCATATCCAGTAGCAACAACGAACGGGTAATATTGAGAGCCTTGGCCGTATGGATCGTAAGTTAACCCTTCAGTTTGGGTTCCTCCTGGATCACTTGTTTCTACTTCAAATTTAAAGATGAACCCAACTTCAACTAGAGTCGAATTATCGACGGGAATATTAACTCGGCCTGTCCCTATGTCTCTAATGATATAGGTTCTCTTTGGGTCAGGCATTGCAGGCAGAGCATTAACAATATAAAAGCCCTCACCTTTAAGAAAAAGGCTTGTTGGTATTAGGTTTCGAATCACCTTATCTTGCCCGCTAATCACCTTGATGACCCTGATATTTACGTTATCAACTTCGTCAGCAAACTGCATTTCTAAATTGTTAACGGAGAAAGCGAAAGGCGCTAAATACTCAGAGCTGGTAATTGCTGACGTGTCTGTTTCGCCGACTGATCCACTCAAGGGAACTTCGATCTCTTCCTTGAATCTGTGGCGGCCTGCTGGTTCATAGCCAGCAGTTGTGATTAGTGTTGAGGTTGGCAGATACGTTGTGCCGTCTGAGTTACGAGTATAGCCAGCGGTCGACGCGTTATCAGTTAAAATAATCTCTTCGCCGACTTCGATAGAGTCAGCAGCAACAGCAAGCCCGTCAACGAAGGTTTGACCCGAATCAAGTTCTTCAATTGCAGAGTTTACAAATAAATTTTCACCACCTGGATCCTTCAGCGGTACCGTGGATTCATCGACAAGCTCTAAACTTTCGATCATATCCTTTTGTGATTCTGTTACTGGGTTGAGTGATATTGATCCCATTATCTCGCCCCAAATATAAAGTTAACTGTTGCCTCACCACCGGTATAGGCGGTTATTGCCAGCCTTACCATGGATGGGGGAAACGCATAGTTACCATCTTCCGACGCTGTTTGATCGGTTAGGCCATCGTTATTGAATACACTAAACAGGGCGGCTTTAGCGATTGCGCTAGCTGCTCCGGTATCTGCTACGGTATAAGTTAGCGTGGTTGTTGAAGGTACGGACGCAATAGCAAACGTACCGTCAAGATTGGCATCACCTGAATTCTCAACGACTATAGAATCCCCAATCGCCTTGCCGTGATTGTTGGCAAAAGTGGCTGTGGCAACCGTAGTTACTCGGGCAATGGTCGCATTAATAAATAAGGTAGGACTATCAAAGGTGTGCTGAACTGAATATGTGAGTACTGCGCCGTTTGACAGATTAACACCGATACCAACAGCAAAAGCCCCAGTTAAGTGGCTAACTCGAATCCATTCACTGTTTCCTAATGCTGATAATGTCTGTCTTTTTGGGCGCATAATAAAATCCTAGAATACCCCGAAGGGCATTGATTAAGCTTCTTTAGCCCAGATACCGCGAGCATCAACAACCTGCCAAGCAACAACGCCGTCAAGGCTTGCAAGGGTCACATAGTCGCCGCGCTTGGCGGTCGCCTTGGTGTTGATTAAGTCTTTGTTATCAGTAGAGCTGCCAGCGTATGTAATGCCGTCTGCTGCTGCTGGGCTGATGGCTAGGTCACCTGCGCCGTCTGGAGCCATATTAACGAAGGTAACTGTGTTGCCGATAGCAATTGCAGGAAGCGTAAACACCTGACCGTCGGTTTCAGTAGTAAAAGTTTTGCCTGAGTCAGTAGTAATAACAACCGTGTAAGCTGCTTCTTTTGCAACGGCTTGATCATCTACAAGATAGCCGCCAAGGCCATTAGGGAAATTAGTTAAACGTGACATAATTTTATTCCTCTGTGCCTCACGGATTCAAACCGCAACTTAACCAACAGGGACACTAAATATATAAAAAGAAGAAGGGCCGAAGCCCCTCTTAAAATACCGGGTTAGGCGCCGGAAGTTCCGTACATGCCGCGAGGATCAGACCAACCAAAGCTGTAACGTTCATCAGCCTTGAATCGTGCATTACCCGTGGTGAATGCATTATCTTCGCCAAAATCAACCGCTTGACGAGTGTAATACTTCATGCCGTCAGGTGAGTTAGTCTTGATGAACCATGCGTCAGTATCCGTTAAGTAATGGTTTACAGTGAAACCTTCACGGATGCTGTTCATGTCGCGCACAGCGTTCGTTGCGTTGTTGCCGGTATCATTTTGTAATACTGAACCAAGGATTCGCTGAGCTTCGAACTGCAATGCAGAAGGAATGATCAAACGAATACCTTGCAATGCAATCTGCAAGCCGCGTGGGTCAGTTGCTTGGCCAATCTGAATCAACAAATCTTCCAGCGCAGCTTCTGACAAGTCGGCATCGATAGCTAGCTTGTTGCTGAACGTGCCACCTGATGGGCCGTTAACGTGTGCAGTGTTAAGCAATGAAACACCATCGCCGTCAGTCTGCAAAAACGATCCGTTAAATGCACGGTTCAAGATGTTAGCACCAACAACTTCTTTGGTCTGCTGCATGGAGAAAGCTAAAGCGCGTGCCTTCTTCTGGAACTGACCGTAAAGCTCATCTTGCAATGCTTCTTTCGTGACAATAAAGCCCTTAGCGTACGTTAAGTGCTGATACTTAGGCGTGAAGCCTTGACGCATCGAATCCATAGCCACTTCGTCGCCTTCTGGCTTTTGAGCTGCTAAGCCCATGCCTTCCAACTGTGCGTCTACTTCGTAGTTTTTACCTGACGTATCAGAATCAAAAACTTTGTCCCACTCTGTAGAATGCTTATCGTATTCATTGCCGAATACATTCTTTAAGCCTTCTTGTAGTAGGCGGGGGGCGTTACCTGTCGTAATTGTTCCGCTCATATCATGAACTCCTTATGCAATACCAACAGCGCCACTAGAAGCGGTCGTTGCGTTAGGGCGAACCAATAAACGGTTGCCAAGAACACCTGCGTCATCTTCAAGAAGTTGCACGATGCGGTAAGGTAGTGTGATTGTTGTCGCTACAGTTGCCATGTCTGCCGTCATATTTGAAACGGTAAGGCCGCCTGATTTAGTTGCTGTGGTTACGTTAATAGCTACGTTAAGGCCCACGTTTGCAACAACTGCGGTTGCGTCTGCGTCGATTTCGTATAGGGCGTATTGATCAACACGAACTTTAACCGTGCCTGCTGTTGAAGCAAGTAGGCCAGTTTCTGAAAGTGTTTCGCCAGATAAAGTGAAATCAACTGATTCGATTACACCGGTGTTTGCTGTAGTAGCATTACCAGTATCGACTTCTGATACTCCGTTTGCATCTGCGTCGCCAGTAATTACAACTGCGTCGCCGGGTGCTAAGAGTGTTGCGTGTGCTGCGTCAACTGCGTAGGTGCTTAGCACTCCAGTAGTGCCGCCTCCAGCTTGACTTTTACGGTATCTAAAACCCATAGTAGTTTCTCCAAAATAATAAAATAAAAATGCACAAATAGACCAATCAAGGCCGCCACATTTCCAAATCACTCCGGTTCTCTACCGCTGATCTAGTACTGGGGCCGCAGCCCCTAGAATCTTTCTTTAGACGATTAACCTAATGGATCGTAATCATCTTTCTGCAGGACGTGGTGATTATCTCCAGGGAGGTATTCGCCGCCATCCAATTTTTGCTCATCATGCATTGTAGCAATAACGCGCTCATGCTTCAACTTTTGGTCTTCTTCCCAGTATTTCTTCTCGATTCGCATCAAGAACATAGGGAATGCACCAGAGGCACGACGCACCATTTCGCCATCTTCTTCTTTGACCTGCTCCCACCATGCTTGTTTGGCCTGCTCAATACGACCCTCTTTGTCTTGGAACCAGCGATACTGATATTTGTCGGTATCCATCTTGCTGGCTGGATAGCCTAGCTTGGCAGTTGACCCCATCGGTACGCGGGCGGGGCGATTCTTTGGCTCGTGAGCGTTTTCGGTGCGGCTTTTGTTCTGTTCTGTTCTTGAATTAACCATGGTCTAGCTCCTAAGCTTTGCGATTGTCGGTGACGGTTTGAAGGAATACTTCTTTGCTTTTCCATGCGCTAGGCATATTCGTGTAGTAGCCTTCTTCTTCACGAGTGAGATCGGACCACTGAAGCTTACGCTCGGACTGTCTAGCGCCCGGCTTGCTTCGGTTGCTTTCTTGAGCTGGTGCACTTTCGCGGCGTGGATTGTTTGCAGGGAAGTGCTCAGCAACCTTAGCTTCCATTGATTTAATTGCATCGGCTGAGCTTTCACCACGTCCGAGAGCTACGGTATATTGCTGCTTTGCATATGCTGCTTTAGGGGTTTCCTCAAGAATCCAAGGGTTGTTAGTGTTCCAATCATCTTCCGATTGTTGGCTGCTGGCTGCTGCTGGCTTTGCTGCTACTGGCGCCGTATTGAGCGCATCAATCTCGCCCTGTATTGCATCAGCCTTATCAACGTCAGCATTTTCAATAGCGTCACGTCGCTGGTTCGTCAAGTCCTTGCGCTGAGCTTCTAGCTGAATATTGGCTAGCTTCTGCTGGTTGTCTAGGCGTTGTTCAAAATCCTGCTTAGAGTGGGTTGCGTTGTCGCGCAGTGATTTAATCTGATCGAGCATATCGCCCTTCTCGTTAAATCGATTGGCACTAACCCAGTCGTCAGCATCTTTGCCGGAGTCGATCCAAGTTTGTTTATCAGTCCATCCATTGCCCGAGGCTTTGGTTTGAGCGGGGGTGAGCTGTGGTGATTCTTCCTGGCCGCCTTCACCTTCACCTTGTTGACCTTCAAGGCCATCGTTCATGTGATCTTCAAGGCTTAGCGTTCCATCTAGACCGCCTTCTTGCCCGCCTTCTTGTCCTGCATCGTTATTACCGTTTTCTACGCCCATAACAAATTTACCCTTTGATTGATATTTCTAATGCGCCGATTAGCGCTATCTTTATTTCTTTCTCACTTAATCCGGTTGTTCTAACTTGGATCTCGTGACCTTCTGGCGTATTCACTAAGAATACAGCCAAGGCTCCAGCAACTTGATCAGTGCACTTCACTTCATCCGCGCACTGACTAAGCATTTCATCAGCTGAGCAATCACCATCGACAGCCCAGCGCTTGATATTTTCGACAGGGGATTTATTCACCTATCACCCCGATAATGTGCGCATCCTGAATGATACGAAAGTTTTGATGCCCAGCATCGTTAGGAACTTTGCCGTCATAGCGGTTGAATTCGACCTTATCACCAACGTTAACGCCCCAAGCTGCAGCGCGCTCTTCTTTGGATGCTCGGCCATCGATACCTTCAAAGCCCTGGTATACAGTGTGACCCAATGCACGAACAACACCGACACTATGGCCGCCTTGCTCTCGATCTAACTGCTTTTTGTCGTGCAAGATGATGCCGCTTTTGGTTTTTTCTTCGACTTCTTCCATCTCGATTAAGATGTAATAGCCTGTAGGTGTGATAGTCGCCATTAGCTATCTACCTCATCGTAGGTTAGTTTAAATATGTCGGGCTTGCATGGGTAGAACTCACCATGAACACCCTTGATAATCATATCCCCGATATTGGCATTATGATTACCCTCAAGAGTATGAATGACCAAGCCGTCGCGTTCGTCGTGCGACACATGACGCCACTTCATAAAATCACAAATTTCATTTATGTTGTCGCCTGTCCACTCGACCGCATCAATTACTACAGGTTTCTTTCTGTATTTAGCCATTATAATTCCTTGCTGCGTGGCTTACGTGGCTTACGTGGTGCCTTCTCAGCAGGCTTAGCTGCTGGCTTCTTGCTATCGGCCAATAGTGCCTGCCGCTCTGTCTCAGCCTCTTCTTGCGTAAAGTAAGGATCAGACATAACACGACCAAGCGCATCAGCCACTACGAATTTATTACCCTTTGGTACGATTTTAAGTTTCATGATTCTTCTTCCTCGTCATTATCCAGCTCTTCAGGCTTCCATTCTAGGACGCCTTCAATGGTTTCTCTTACTGCTACAAACGCGGGCATGCTGTCAGTAGCGTGCACCTCGAATGCAGTCTGAATAACTAACTGTTCAATATCTTCAAGTAGGCGAATAGTGACGGGATTGTTACGCCACTCATGATAGGCTTCCGGGGATATCGGGAACGCTAGGCGCTGTTCCGACATTTTGGCTTGATACTTCTCTAGCATCGTCTCGCTCCAATTCTTTCATGGTTGCACCTAAGGCGACTTGTAAGCCCTGCAGCTGTGCAGTGTATTTGCTTATGTCGTTCTTGGTCTGCTCGGTCTCTGCCTTCTCCAAATTCAACACGACTTCGCTCTGAGCCTTGGCGATATTGGCGGCGGATTCGGAGAGCTTAGCACGAGTCTCAGCCTCCTTGCGAGCGATTTCACGCTCCTTATGATCTATCTCAATGTTAAGAAGTTGTTGCTGCTGCTGCTGAGCTTGTTGCTGCTGCTGAGCACGAGCCTTCTGATCTTCGTCCATGGTCTCTGGATCAGGGAATACTTGGCCAATCATGTCCTCTGCACCCATTGCATTAAACCAATTATCCCACACAGGACGAACGTCACCACCTGTAAGCGCGATTCGATCAGCATTGAATACCATCGCCTCAGCTTGCTGTATGCGCTGCATGCGAGAGGATAGGTCAGCGTTGGCGGTTGGCGCTATGTTCATGGTATTTACATTAAAGTCTTTGGCAAAGTCTGCCTTAGGGTCATCAAGCACCTCTTGATATAGCAGCGGGTCAGTGAACTTAGAATCAAGGATGAATAGCTTCTTGAATTCCTTTGACTCACTGGTAATTATTCGCTGCATGATTGCCGAGGTTGGAAGCATTGCCTCTTGAATGAGTGCAAGCGTGGTTGTTGCCGTGGCATTAGGTGAGAGCAAGCCTTTGAAATCTACGTTCACTGTGATCTCTTTAATCTCACCCTTGATTTCTTGATTGAGCGCCGCAAGTGTTGGGCTTGGCTCTTTGAATTTGTGCGGCTGAATACCATTAGCTAAATCGATTGCTGATACATCAGTTGACGTCCAAGATCCCATCTTGACCTTGAGGTTGCCCATCTTCTTTCTAAATCCCTTCGCTAGGAATCCGCCCTGAGTATTGGCCAGCGTGCCTGAGTCAATCAATTGATTTGTGGTGGCGTTAACCGACTTAACCAACGAGAAAAGAATATGGTAGTAACCAATACCTAAGAACGTGCCATCAGGGTTACGGATGAATGAGTAATCAGTAATGGTTTGATCAGCCTCAATGCGAACAAGCTTCATGCCGCGAGGGTTAATCAGCTCCATCTCCTCGCCTTCAAACTCTGACTCAATCTCATCATTCGAAGATAAGCGGCGCACTTTATCATCCTGCTTGATAAAGATGCTATTGATATCATAACGGGCAACAATGCGCACAACCTGACAAGTCTGTTCATGCACTGTAACCGTGTAGGGTTCAGCATAACCATCTTCGTCTAGATCGAATAAACAATTCTGCTCAAAGAAACGCTGATCATTATCAAAGGCTTCGTCAACTTCTGCCTCTTCGTTGCTGCCCTCGTCACTGTCTGCGTTTTCTGGGTAAATCGATACATCAGACCAGATACCAGCCGCAATGCGTTCTTTCACTTCATTGTCAGAGAATGACATGACCTGGGTGAATGTTATCGCATCCTTCATGGTTGCCGCTGCTTGGTTAACTGCAAAGTTAGGATAATGAATTAGCTCTGACTTGTTCAATCCGTCGGATGGATCAAAGAATGTTTTCTTGAATACCGCACCGGTGCCAGCCACTTCATAAAGCAGCTTTTCCTGACCTTCACGCCATCCTTCCATCTGGTGATTGATCTGGTAATTCATGAACTCTGTGACCCGGTCAGCAGCTTCTCGCTTCTCGCCTGAGTCATCACGGCCGATAATGTCAGATTTAACTATGTCGCGCCCACGCATTAATTCAGTAACCGCACGATCACCGAACGCTGTTGCAGCACCAAGAATGGCAGGGCTCTTAAAGTTGCTCGCGCCTTCCCATGGGCTAGACTTGGCGTTCTTCTCCTGCTCAGCAAGCTTCAGGCCTTCGTCTACCATGTCAGACCAGCCACTCATTGAATCAAGGTCTCGGCCATAATCCTCAATAACCTGGCTTGCTAGGCGCTTTAATATGATTTCATCAATCGACTCGGCAATGTTTGTCTCGTCAATGTTTGCTATTAGCTGCTCAATAATATGGGGCATTACCAGTATCCTGTGTCTGATCTATCATCATCGTTATCTAATTCTACGAGACTTTGCTGAACATAACCACCAACGAAGCCAAGGCACAAGTATTGTAGCGCGTCATGAGGGTGAGAGTATTGGTTCTTATCCGGCACTTCGCGGAACCTATCCTCAACACCACCAGCTTGCACACGTTTGTATTGATACCCGCCCATAAAGCCCTTGCGTATTTGTTTACAGCGCTTATCGATTAACAACCCTGGGTCTCCATGCCCTACCATGCGAATAAGA